ACCAGAAATCATGTCATTGAGATGATATTCTTTCCAAATATTATAAATTTTATTAAAAGTTTTATTTTTAATATGTTTTTTTATCTCGTCTAAGTTTTGACCACCAGAAATGATGTCTGTACCTAATCTATTAAAGATAGAACCAGAAGCGGTAAAAACGCCATCTCTGTACTCTACATTGACAACAACTAAATTTTCTTTTCTGTTGTTTTGATAAGCTATCTTTCCAAAGTTAAAGTTTTTTTTCATAATAACCTCCGCAGTTATATAATTAATTAATCCTTTATAGCTTTTATTGCTAATTAATGTCAAGCACTATTTAAAAAAAAATACAAAATAATTTGCTTTTTTAAAATAAATATAGAAATTATTGCTATGAATTTAGAACAATTTAGAACAAAAAATAATTATACATTTAAAAAACTGGCGGAAATATTGGGTTTTTCAGAGCATAGTAATTCAGCAAGATTAGTTCAAAGATGGTGTCAAGGTTTAATTCCATCCTCAACCAATATTAAAAAGATTGTGAAAGCGACAAATGGAAAAATTAAAGTATCTGATTTCTTCCAAGAGTAATCCGGATTTAATTATTTTTAATTGGAAAGATCCCCAGGAAGCACCGACAGGGTGGGAGGATTTTGACCAAAGTTTTATAGGATTGGCGGACTGTCTTTCGGTAGGGTGGCTAATAGCTGAAAATAATGAGTGTTTTGTCCTAGCTGCGGATTTGATAATTGATAATGGAAATATTACCGATACAGGAAGGCGTCAAAGCATATACAAAAGCAAATTAAATATATTGTGGAGGGTGAAATATAACATTTATGCTAAAAAAATGGAAACTACTAAAAATTATAAATCAAAATCAAAGCCTTAATGACTCCGCTAGAAGGGTGATGTTTTTTCTTTTAGATAGAGAAAACAACAAAACTGGGAAGCTATTCCCAAGCCATGCCAGAATTTCAGATGATAGCGGATTAAGCCTTAGGTCTGTTTCAAGGGGTATTAATGATTTAATAAAACACGAATATTTAATTAAATTAAAAAAAGGTTACACAGGAAAGGCAACCGAATATAAAATAAATTATGATTTAGCACACGCCACATTTGACCGAAGCACACGCCAAATCTGTCCAAAGTACACGCCACATTTGACACACCAATTAACTAATGAATTTACTAATAAACTAACTAATAAGGAACACACGCCAAATATGTCTAGTAGTAATGAAGAAGAAAAAAAGAAAGTAGCCAATATATTAAAAAATCTTACTAAAGGATTTAATCCTAATTACAAATCAGTAAAAGAAGGAAATAAAAGAAAGTATTTAGATCCTGAAAGTATTCGTCAAAGATATGTTCAAAAAACAGGTGATTATAAAGCATCTTTTGAATGGAAAGCTAAATATTTAAATCCCAAGACAAGCGAAGAAGCATGGAATATCGCTGTATATTTAGGTATTGTAAAGGATTTTAAGAAAAATAATGGTAGGTAGACCAAGTAAGAAAGTATTTTGTCAAGCACGAAGAAAATACGATGGGAAACAGTGCCAAGCTAAGGGAATACTTTGCAAGAATGGAAGGTGGATTTGTCGTTATCATGGAGGTAAATCAACAGGAGCGAAAACGCTTGAAGGCAAGTTGAAACAATATAGAAACTTGATACAGTACAGGAACAAAACAGATGAAGAAATCAAAAGCATTATATTTAAAGATCATTGAGCAGCTAGAGTTAGGTAATAGTCTAGCTTCTATTTGTAAAAAGAAAGATATGCCAGGTTTGTCTACTATTCATGAATGGATGAAAAGCGATCAGAAGTTTAAAGAACAGATATTAGACGCAAGGCGACTCGGTGCGATGACCTGGTTAGATTGGATGCAAGATCTCTTAACGCAAGAGTGCGAACCTCAACAAGTACAATGGAATAGAGAAAGACTACATCACGCAAGGTGGATGGCTTCTAAATTAGTATCAGTATTTGGAGATAAGCAGACAGTAGTCAATGAAGGTGATCCGATTATTAAGGTGGTTTGGAAGGAAGAAGAAACAGCAGATCATCCCAGTACAGAGCAGAAACAAGACGATCACGCACACGCGTTAAGAAGTTCGGAACATAATGAAAAGAAAAGCATTCAATAAGCTAATAAAATCAAGACTATGTGTGGCTTATAATAGCTATTATGCAAACTTAGGAACATTTTTTCAGGAATAATGACTGATTTTACAGATTTTTTTTTACCGATACCCCCAAAATGTGGGGTGCGTCTGAGTATATATAATACATGGGAGATCAAGACACTTGAACGAAGATAAACATGTCACCGCCAAAGTAATCATCGACAACAAAACAAAAGAAGTCAAAATAGTTATTGGTAAATTTGATAACGAGTCCAGTATGATTGAAGCGGCACAAACAATATGCGAACACCTGGCTATAGATTTTAACGATGAACTCTTAGCCTTAAAGGAAACCATACATTGAAAACAATCGAGATACCTTACAAGCCTAGACCACAACAACAAAAGCTCCATAGTGATTTAAGTAAGTTCAGATTTGCAGTAATAGTCATGCACAGACGAGGTGGTAAAACAGTCATGTCTATCAACCACCTGATTAAATCGGCTCTCACGAGCAAAAAAAAGGCATTTAGAGGTGCATTCTTTGCTCCTACTAGAGTCCAGGCTAAATTGATTGCATGGGATTATTTAAAACATTATTCCCGCAAAATACCTGGGATGAAGTTTAATGAAACAGAACTAAGAGCTGACTTCCCTACAGGAGCGAGAGTATCACTGTTTGGTAGTGAAAATCCTGACTCTGCTCGTGGTCAATACTTTGATGAGATCTTCTGTGATGAATATGCTCAAATGGATGAAAGATTGTTTCCTGAGATCTTACGACCAGCGGTGGCTGACCGCCTGGGAAATATTTATTTTATCGGAACTCCACAAGGAATGAATTCCTTTTACGACCTTTATGAGAAAGCCAAAGGAGATGCAGCCTGGCTAACAGTTATTCATAAAGCGAGTCAAACTAACCTTGTGCCTAAAGAAGAATTAGAAGAAGCAAGGAAACTGATGACCGAGGATCAGTATCAACAGGAATTTGAATGTTCCTGGACAGCCAATGTGAGCGGTGCGGTTTATGGTAAGATTATAGAAAAGATGGAAAATAAAAACCAGATTGGCAAGTTTCCCTTTGATCCTGGCTACCCTGTTGATGTTTATTTTGATTTAGGAATATCAGATGATACCAGTTTATTGTTTGTTCAGCCTATTGATAGAGCTGTGATTGTATTTGATTGTTATAGTAATAATAACAAAAGCCTCGATCACTATGCAGACTATGTCCGACAAACAGGCTACCCTATTAGAAATTTTGTGTTTCCTCACGATATAGAACATCGAGAGATGTCTACTGGTCATAGTAGAAAAGAATATGCTTATAGTATGGGAATGCGACCACTACGAGTCTGTCCAAAGCTGCCGATAGAGGATGGAATACACGCTGGACAACTCTTGCTAAATCGCACATATATTGATAGAGATAACTGTAAACCATTCTTGGATGCGATGAGATGGTATCATCGTAAGTGGTTAGATAAATTAAAAACTTATTCTAAACCTATCCATGACTGGTCAAGTCACTATTGTGATGCCTGGCGAACAGCCGCTGTTGCAATTAGAGATTTGGATTTTAACAACACTGCTCCTGTGCAGAGATTTGCAGAGGGGTTAAACTACGATCCACTAGGGAGGGATTGATAATGGGATTTTTAAAACCAAAGACACCAGCTCCGCCACCGCCTCCAGCTCCGCTGCCTGAAGTACCAGCAGCTACCGCTGCCGAGTTACCAGCTGAGTCTACAGAAATGATTAAACAAACAATGAAGAAGAAAAGAGCTGGGTACACAAAAACAATTTTAACTTCTAAAAAAGGCGTGGAAGAAGATCCACAAATTTACAAGAAAACTTTATTAGGAGCATAAGATGGGATCAGAAACAGCTACCAAATCAAGAGAAACAAAAAGAGCAGCCACCACTCAAGAATTAATGTCAAACATTATGACGGGTGGAGAGATCTCTAAAAAGAGAGAAGCCGAATTAGCCAAAGCCGCAGATGCGGGTAGAGGTATTCAGTTTATAGAAGGTTCACCAAAGGTAAAAGGATTAACACAAAAAGGTGGAAAACCAGTTTTTAGAACTGGAGCTACAGCAGCAGACTATACTGGAAGGATAGCTGCGTCTGCACCAACATTTGGAGAGATGGCGGGTGATATGGCAAGAGCAGTATTTGGTGGTAAAGCAAAAGATCCAGCTTATTTAAGAAGTGGTGTTAGTTCTGCACCGGGTAAAACTACTAAAGACTATATGCAATACACTCCTAAACCAAGACAACAAAAAGGAATTGTTCCAAGTTTAATTAGTAAGGGTGGTTTAGTCGGAATGGCGATGAGTTCCATTATGGGAAAAGAAGATATTATGAAAGAAACACCAGCAGAAAAAAGAAGAAGGATTTATGAAAAAGGTGTTAAGGATTATTCAACATTATTAGGTGGTCAAAGAAATCAGAAAGGTGGATTGATTAAATAATGCAAGGTAAGGATTTAAAAAACCAGTTCAGTCAATTAAAAACAAAAAGACAAAACTGGGAAAGTCATTGGCAAGAAGTCGCTGACTATTGTTTACCAAGACGAGCTGATGTTACAACCACCAGGTCACGAGGTGATAAAAGAACAGAAAGAATTTTTGATGGAACAGCACTACACGCATTAGAATTATTATCATCATCACTTCATGGAATGCTGACGAATGCAGCAACTCCCTGGTTCTCCATGAGATTTAAAGATGAAATGGTTTCTGATATAGAAGCAAATAAAGAATGGTTAGAGTCATGTACCGATACCATGTATATGGCATTAGATAGATCTAATTTCCAACAAGAGATCCATGAACTTTATACAGACATGGTAGCCTTTGGTACAGGCTGCATGATGATTGAAGAAGATGAAAAAGATTTTGTAAGATTTTCAACTAGGCATATTAAAGAAATTTATATTCAGGAAAATAACAAAGGCAAAGTCGATACTATTC